GGAGTTCTAACCAATGTGGTCATGTTTATTCTGTTGGTGTACCTTGCTCGACGTCTGTCTCTTCTTCCTCTTCCTCTTCCTCCTCTTCCTCTTCAATAGGAGGTGCCAAGTACTCACCAACTTTCTCGAATGGTGTATTTTTTGTTATAGCTCGGATAGGTTCTATAGTTTTTGGTGGTTTTAAGAATGGAATAGGACGCACATTCAATATCTCAGGTTTTGTAAATACACCTTCTATTGGATAGTCTTTCTCAAACGTTTTCAATATTTCTTTGGGGATTGGGGGGGACTGTTCCAGCAGACTTTCGTATATTGCTTTACATTCGTTCACAAAAACGAGACCCTCTTTACTACGCTCCTCACGGGGAAGAGCCAACTGGAGGCGAATATTCCTAGAAAGCCCACCATGACCCAAAGCACTTGTCCTATGGTTCTCCATGAGTTCATTGATTTTTAGGAATTGCATGATTGTTGCGATGAGACCAGCTATGAGGTTCATACCACCAATAACGGCGGGTACTCCACCCTGTATACTTTCTGGAAACGAACTTTGAGCAAAGTTTGCGGTACCAGTGATGGTTGAAAGTACAATCACAGGCAAACTAAAACGAAGACTCAGTTGTTTATACATCAGAAAAGCGCGGTGGTGCATATATCTGTAACACGCTGATGCTTCACCCCATTGACGCAAAACATTCTCGTGGTATTCGTTCCACATTTCATCCATATTAATATCTTCGGACATCTTATAGTAGTAGATGAATATAATATTCCTCATTCATCTTGTTTTTCTTTTTTGGATACTCCTCGTTCCTTTCACGAATGATCGTAGACAACTTGAGTTTTATTCTATGGTGATTCCATTCATCTTTTACCATTGGTCTGTTAACGACGATACATGTGCGCTCACACAAGCCGAGATGTATGTCACTGGAAGGGAAAAAGATGAAACATTCATGGGACGCGTCGTAGGACCGATATACAAAATGGAAGAGAATGATGTCAATCGCCTAACAAAGACGTTATTTTTCGCACTTTGGGCACTTGTACAGTACAGACTTGGTCATTTTGATACTTTTACCAAAGATCTAAACGAATTAATTAAATCTAAACGCATCAAATGAATGAACAGTCGTCCTAAAATTATAGTACACAATCATACATAGCGCGTCAGCGATGTCATGTTTCCTTTCATACGGAATCTCCCCATCGAAATATTTTTCCGCTATGGATATGGTTCTCTCCTTTCTCTGGTCATAATCCAGATGTCTCATACCAAAATGAACATGCATGCTCACAGGTGAAACTAGAATTACCTTCTCTTTGAACATGTAATGTAAAAGAATTTCTATATTAGTGAAACCCATCGGTGGTTGTCTCTCTATTAGGATTTTGTCAGCTGCGTCAAATAAGTATCTATGATCTTCAACAAATAAAGGAATGAGGTCTACAAAGTCATTTGAGTGGATATATTTATACTCCCCAAGACTTACCTTTTTGGCGTATTCGACATCGATTTTTGGACCATTCCCAGCCTCCGCGAGAACGAGACCCATATTGTGATACCCAATATCTTCATATATTTATTTCAATAAATTTCTTTAAATATAGTAAATGACTACTTCCAAGATTATGCAGAAGCTGAAGAAGCAACACGCGAAGCAGGTGAGGAAGATGACACCCGGTGCGCGTAACAACACCAAGGTCGTCGTGAAGACACCCACAGTCAAAGCACCCACCAACCTTAACAGGGCTGTCACCAAGATGAAGGCGACACAGGCGAAGCTCAAGGCGAACAAGAATGCCAAAGTGGTGAAGATGATCAACAAGAAGTAAATCTCTTGGTATACAGTATATGAAGAACAAGGTAAAGACTCAAATGTTAACAGTCGCTCTCGTTGTACTCCTTGTCGCTGTGGGCTACATGTGGTACAACCCACAGGTTGTTGAGGTACAGGTAGAGGTCCCGGTTATGGCCCCACCTCCTCGACCAGTCATCTCACGTGAGGTGAGGCGTACACCAGAGTTCAGGGGGCCCCCAATTAAGCAATACAAACCTGGACACATGCAACAAATGGGTATCATCGTAGGTGAAGAAGGTGAGACTCTCCCCCTTTATGGTAAGGAAGTTCGTGGTCGTCGAGATCGCTACCATTATTACACTACAACCGGTGGTGAAAATCTGTACCCTATTCCAGTGAGTCACGATGGTCGTGATTGTGTGGATGATATTGGATGTCAGGAACTATACGGAAATGAATCAGTCTCTGTAACTGGAAAGACTGGTTCATTTGATGTTAATATGTACCGAACAGATGATTTCTTTTAACAGAAACGGCATCATATTCACTCTTCTGAAGCCCGGAAGTTTTTGAAAACTTCGCTTTCAAGTTGAGTAACTCCTTTGTAGTATCGTTATCGAGACTTTTGAAAAAGTCCCTCTTAGCCTCGATGTCGTCAAGTTGGTTATGTTCTTTTTGGGCCTGTACATACGGCCATGTGTGTTTACGTAAAGTAGCAACTTCAATTTCAAGTTGTATGAGTCTTGATAAGAGAATGTCAGTCATATTCACTACTTGTAGTATTTCCCTAAGTATATATAAGTATGACACCAGAGAAGTGTATTTTTATGAAAAAGGTCGCCCATGGTGTCCGTGACTTGATGGAGTATTCCCAATGTGTCAATTCCATTGGTTCAGAACCTCAGAACGATACTGAAAAATTTATAAAGAAACATTTACTCAACAAGAATCGGGATGGTACATATGAATTTTCCGTTGGTAAATTTAGAATTGCTATAGACATGACAGATCTTTCAGTAGTACTTTTGTACTTGGATTATCTAAGTATAACCATAGACCGTGCATATACAATGGCATCCCCAAATCCACTCTTTTTCTCTAAAGAGGATCGAGAGTTTGTCAAACTGATTAACGATGGGGACATCACAACATTTCAAGATTTTCTTAGCTATTAATAAATGCAGTACAGGGACCTTAAAAACAAAGCAAAAAAGTTGGGACTCCGTGTCACTAAGAATGTAGGTGGTAAGCGTGTGAAACTCAGTGCTAGGGAACTCCGCTCTAAGATTACCATGAATTTTGAGAATAGTGTGAAGAATGCTCAAAAGGTGATCCGTATATGTAGAACCGTCGTTCTCCCTACCTCAGGTCCTCCACCTCCACCTCCACAACGACGACCAGTCGTAAATACTGGACGCGCTAAACTCATGACTGAACTGAAAAATGTGTTAAAAAAGAGAGGACTGAATAAGTAATGGAAGACACTCTCCGATTGAAGAAAGTCAAAACCCTCTTAGAGACGTGGAGTGGTGAAAATGTGGACGAAGCATACTCACTACTTTGTCAGTACGCAAATGCAATGAGAGAGAATGGAGAACCTGGGGAATTCGTAGAGCAGTACCTTGGGGAGGAACTCTACGAACGCCTAGAGACGATGCTTCAATTTTTTAAAAAGTTTGAAAAGTTGAAGAGGGAACAAAACTAAATAAACACGAGACCAAACCTCTTAGACATGAACTTCTTGACACCCTCAACAGTTGGATAACTCCAGAGGTACCAACGGGACCAAAAACCAGCCCCGTCGATACCGCTCCTACCCCAATTCTCTTTGTCTGACCTTGTGACAGTGAGCATCCTATCTTGAATTTTCTTGGGGTCCCTCTCTGCTATGGTTTGTCTAGGTACATGACCCCCGTGACGCAACACGTAGGAACGCATACGTGAAGGATTCTTGTGTTTGGTGTAGTCGGAATACCCACTTGCACCAAAGTCAACAGTCCTGCCGTCTTCTAATGTCGCCCTGAACTTCTTTTTAGAGTTGGGACTTTTAGTAATCTTGACGAGCATACTTACAATTTACTAATATAATTTACTTGCACGATTGGCAACCGTACTTTTCCTTTTTGGGGAGGAAGAAAGCACGCTCTGGGCCACGCTGGACACGGTACATGTGATCGTAGAAGTGAAGAAGGGCAATAGCAAGAGCAGTGGTACCCACAACGACACCATTCATTTTACGAGCTGAATAGGCGTACATGAGGACCATGACGATCAGCACAATTTGAATAAGGGACACATTGGGCATCACAAAACGCTTCTCGACAGTATCGACATCACTGGTGGGTTCTGGGGCAACATACATAGACTTTCTGGGGTAACCTGGCATTTTTATTATCTACGGAGAAAATAATGTGGCCCCTACTATTGGTCCCTATAGGTATGATACTTCATGATTATTTGAAAGCGCCTATAGATCGCCTGTATTTCAGTAACCCGAGGCGTATCATTATGGGTATACAGAATACATTCGTGGATATTATCAATGTGGTATCCACACCCGAAATTCCCGGACTCTGGCTCGTAAAGGCACACTATGACAAAATACGTCAGGAGTTTCTAGAGGTTTCACCCACAATTGAGCGTCACATGTTCCATGACATAGACCCATGGTTTGATATCAATGAGGGGTACTACTTCTATAAAGTTGAGGATTTTCCCATCTTGAAGAGTCTAATCGACCAGATTCCGAGTATTCATAAAGAGACTGCTCGGTTCGCAGTGGTCGAGGGACCAATGGTTATTCCACCACACCGGGCCGAATCGAATTGGTATCTACGGTATCATCTTACTATAGAGGGTGGGGGTGATTGCACACTCTATACTGAGAAAGGGTCACATATACATGAAGATGGTGAAGATATCCTATTTGATCACGCCAGGTACCACGAACTCATAAAAACCGACGAAGGACGACGAGTCGTACTCATCTTGGATGTTCATAGGTGTTTCTGACAAACAGCGACATACATATCACTTCCACCGATGAGTTCGAGTTCCTTGTCTTCTACGATCCTCTTAGTGAAAGGGCCCGGGGTCTCGTGTCGACAATACTTACATAGCGCCGCCAACTTTGTAACTTCACTGGCAATTGGGATACAATCGAGAAGTTCTCCCCATTTCCTCTGAAACGCATCACCATCGAGACCTGCGATGATAACATCCTTTCCCATATCTAGACATGTCACGATAAACTTTTTAAGATCGGGATAAAACTGCGCTTCATCGATAGCTACAATATCAGAATCCTCAAAGTCGTGCTTTCCCATGAGTTCGTACAAGCTGAATACTTTGTGACAATCAAACTTAACATTATCGTGGGTCTTGAGAACTTCCTCGGGTGATCTGATATCTTTTGCGGAATTGACAACGATTATATTTTTACCAATAACTTTTAGACGCTTAAGTCGTCGAATAAGTTCTGAAGTTTTACCAGAAAACATATTTCCCATAATAATTGACAAACCCATCCTGACTTATTAAAATAATGGTGTATTTTTTATATGGATGATTCACACAAGGCTTTATTCCTGATACAAACACCGCGGTAAAAATTATATCAGGTAAATATAAGATGCCCCCTGTAAAGACTTTCTTTAATTCTATAAGTAAACGTAGAGAACTTGATAAAAAAATAAAAAATAAAATTGATCAGTTAGTTAACCTATCTAGTCTAGCTACCAACCGTAACCGCGATGCTGCGATTAAAATTCAACGAGCTTGGAAGAGAACGAAGACTCCTGAGCATAAGTTGAAACTCTCACAGCTGGTAGACAATCTGACCAAAAATTATATACAGATGAACAAAGTAAATGAAATATCACGACAGTTGGAAAACGTGAAATTATTCAACCGTAACAACAACGGAAACGCGGTAATGACAAATATAAATATCAGGAAAAAGTAAGACAACATTATTTTAACTTTGATATCGTGTATATGGCTAACAATGTATGCACGACATAATAAATAATATTATAATCGTCTGTCGACAACCTCTGTTTAATTTGAAAAACCGAAAATATATCATACAATTGTCTGTTCTCATCTAAACCACATTCTTTATTGTATATGGGCATAAGAAAACATCCTTGCTCTTTATTGGGATTAACTATCCCCTGTATAATCAAACCGATAGCACTAAATAAAAGAATCGACAAAATACGTGTATCTTTGAATATAAATGGACCGAGATAAATTAAAACAGTTGTGATATTGTGAAGATAGTGTAAGATGTTATGCTTTAGGGGTACTTCCTTTTTACATGGATAGTGATACTTATCTAACATGTAAAAAATCAAACCCAATAAAGATAAAAGTAAAACTTTATTCATCGTTCCTGGATTACACGGGTATTTTTATCTTCAATCGAATCAAACTCCTGCGCGGACAGTATGAAGTTTGAATTTAAATTTTCTTCCATGTGACTGACAGATTTAACAGCGACCGCCGCACCTGCATTTAAAACCCAACTCAATACAACCATACTCGGTGTACAATTTCGCTCTTTTGCGATCGTGGTAATATGGTGATCGGATAGTGCCTCTTTACACATCGGACTATACGCCATGACATTGATCATATTTTTGTTACAGTACTCATATAATTCCTTTTGTTGGAAATGTGGATGGAATTCAATCTGATTCATCGCCGGTTTTAAATGTTTTATTTTTTCAAGGTGTTCGATTTTAAAATTGGAAACACCTACATTTCTACATAAAGTTCCTTCCAGTTCCTTCATTTTCGTGAATACAGTGAGAACATCTGCGTCGTATCGATTTCCATCCTTATACACGACCGGCCAGTGTACGAGATACATATCTAAATATCCAATCTGAAGTGTATCTATACTTGTTTGACACGCACTTTCCACATTATCATGTTGATCATTCCATAATTTCCCAATGATAAATAAATCTTTCCTTGTACACACTCCTTCGTCGATACACCGTTTAATTTCGTTACCGATCATGGCTTCATTTCCGTAGAAGTGTGCACAGTCGATAGTTCTGTATCCACGTTTGATAGCATTATACACGTCATTTTCATTTACACTGCATGTTCCATACGCAATTTTATGCATTTCAGTTCTATTTGGAAATATCATGTGATCAATACATGTATTGTTTAACCCGTAACATAATGCATCGGTTTCGACTCCAATTGTATCATCCACTAGGTTTTCACCAAATGAAAAATGAATTTGGTTATTTTTAACACTCTTATCATTATACATAAATTCAAACATTTCACTCAAGGTGAATATATTACCACATCGGAACATTTTGGGTAGATGAAACGTATCCGAATATTGTTTATGTAGTTTGATAAGTGTATCATCGTGAATACCCAAAACGTGCCCAACGTGAGAGGCACCTATCATCCCCACGTTTACAGCTTCCCCGTGATAATATTCATCTTTTGATACGTATTCTAGTGCGTGTGCATACTGATGACCGTACATGAGAATCGGGTGTTGTTCCCATGGATCACTTCGCACGTGTTCGATTTTAGCTTCAATCGTTTTCATCACATTGGAAAACATATCATCATTCGAGAGTGTAAAGTTTTCACACACCGCGTGTTTAATAATTTCCGCGTACCCATCCCATATAAACCGTTCGTCTAAGGTTTTCAAAAAGTCATAGTAAATATAAATATTCGACGGTACTTTGTAGCACCCAATTTGATTTTTTCCACATTTTGTATTTAGTGCCTGTTTATAAGATATACACGCATCCGTCATGGCGAGCAATGTTGTCGGAAAACTTACAAATTCCACACCTCTCTTATACGTACCCGCGATAAACCCAGCCAAATTACTTACAGAACCACCACCAATGGACACGACGACTGTGTGTGTATCCATTTTATTTTTTCCCATCTCATCTATAAATTTTGAATAATATGTAAGGTTCTTGTATTCATCTTTGGCTTCGACCTCGAATACAATTCCATCAATTACCGGGAGCCCATATAGTCGCTTAATATTCGTATCAATGAACAACACAACACGAGATTTAATCTGCTCGATTGCATATTTCCACTCAGATATAGTTTCGATTGTACATACATTTTCAACACTTCGATTAATTAAAATCCTCATATACTGTATATGAATATAATTCTATTTATTTTGATGATAATTCACGCGGTGTGGATCATCGGATTCCAGACATTCGGTTTATTCGTGTTACCGAAGAAACTATATTACATGTATCCACTCGCATGCGCGCTTGTGAGTCTACATTGGGTTATTTTCGATAATAAATGTATATTATCCGTTCTCGAAAACAAGGTTTCTGAAGATAAAAACAGTAATGACGACACTTTTGTATACGACGCGATACGTGACAAACTAGGTGTTCCCATATATACACAAAAAAAAATCCAGCATACGATGATGACTGCGAGCTTTATGTATGTCGCATATATATACAGAAAAGATCCTAAGATTCTAGCACTGTGTCTCGCGTGTTTATATTTAAATAGATGGGAAGTATGGTCTAAAAATTTTCTATAGATACAGTATGAGCGATTGTTATTATACAAAATCGTATACAATCGACGGAGGCAATTACGATGGCGTGATAGAATGTACTTACGTTTTACTCATGGAAAATTCAGAAAGAGAAAAACAAATCATACGACAAATCGAAGATGCTAAAATTACAACAAAAGTTGTGATTCAGTACAACAAAGGATACAAAAAGTGTGAGAAGAATCTGAGAGTCAATAAACCAAACTACGACCTCGAGGATGCTTTAAAAAATGTGTTTAAGCATGCACTCAATCAAGGATATTCCAGAATTATCGTACTTGAAGACGATTGTCAATTTGACGAACGTATCAGAGATCCCGTCGTCGTGAATGACCTGCGTACATTTTTAAAAAAACGCGACCCAGAAATATATAATTTGGGTACGACATTTTCGTTAATCTCACCTATTGATATTCTTCTTCACAATAAGAACCAGCGCTTGTTATACACCACATGCGCTCATGCTGTAATTTACAATAAAACGTATATGAAAGCTGCTTCGACGCGCAATTTTATGTTGGGTCACGCAGACCTGGAACATAATAGAACTTGGTCCAAGTATACGTACACGTATCCACTCGCATATCAATTATTTGAGGATACGGAAAATAAAAAAGAGGGCTGGGGTTATGTATCATTCATAACCGATATTCTATTTAAACCTTTGAAGTTGGATACACAAGTACAACCTGGGTTTGACCGTCTCAAACTCACATTTGACTACGTGAGTATCCTATTGTTCTTATTATTGTTATTCTATATAATACGAATTAAAAATTATATCAGGTAAATATAAGATGCTATTGTCTGTAATTTTGAGTGCAATTGTGTCATTCGTGTTATACCATCAACAATGTAAACCTGATTGTGGCTATAAATTCAACCAATTACAAGTTTATAATTATACAATTCATTTACATCACTGGTTGATTAGTTTACTTGTACTTCCATTTGTAAATAATTCGATACTCAAAGGACTTTTGATCGGTGGGGTTGTTCACGGTATACTCATGTATGACGATTGGCATGAAATAATAAAATATAAAGAATAAGTAAGATGCCTCTCAGCGATGCAGCCATCACCAAGAAGGTTGAGGAGTTGCGTAAAACACAGGGTAAAATCTATGCACCCCTCAAATATTTCAGGGGGCTTGAGACTCTCACAGGGGTTGAGACACGTTATAAAAAGATGCTCAAGCGAGACTATAGGGGATTCAAAACAGACGAAGGACAGAAGACAAAAACTTCCTCCTACACCCAGAAATTTAGGAAGATGTATCCGGGAGCTAAATCCCTCCCTGAAATTGCTAAGGCTACTAAGATTCCTCTGAGGACTGTGAAGACTGTGTTCAACA